AAATTATCCTGCTATCTCCATTGCGAATAGCTGGGCTTTGTTGTAAACTTTTGTACCAGCATCACTAGCTCCTTGATATAACTCAAAAGTATGTGCTGAAGTAGATGAAGCATCAAATAAATGAAATATAGTAAAATGTTCTTCAATCTGAGCGTCCCTACCCATTGTAGTATGACTATTCGATATAACACCATCAGTATTGTTTCTTATTTCTACAGCAGACCAATTTCCTGAAGTTGCATTATAAGTTTGACCAGTAGTCCAAACTAATATTTTATTGCTTGAAGATGTAGGGGTAATAGATATAGTGTAACCACTAGCTGTCCGTCCTGTAGCAGTAGTTGTAAAACCACTCGCATACCAAGTACCTTGAATAACCTGTAACACCTTTCCACCAACTCCACTAGCTAAGTGGGCAACATCTATAGCACCTGCTGCAATTTCATCTGAATCTACTGCATCATCTGCTAGGTGAGAATTATCTACAGCACCATCAATAAGTTCTGCCGAGTCAACTGAATTTGTGGCTAGAGTACCAGCATCGACTATTCCATCAGGGAGTCCACCGACTGATATGCCAGTTACTGTTCCACTTCCGTTAATTACTATTGCCATTAGACTGATGCTCCTTTAAGTTGGTCAAGGGTAGTCATACTATCCACTTGAACTGTTATATCTCGTAGCCTCTGCTTCTCTGTAACGATAGCCGATGTATCTGCACTAGACTCTAATGCTCTTTGAAAAGCAATATCCTGTGCTTCAAGTAAAGGCTTCCTGTCTGCTCTAAGTCTGTCCTTTGTTATGGCTTGAGCCTTACTAAAATTAACCTCCATTGGCATCGTCATACTCCTGTTGTGTCATTTGATTGTATTTGAGTTTGTCCTCATCACTCAAGTCTGCTGAAGTCTTTTCACTAGCACCAGCTACATATTCCCAAGCGTTTCTGAAACTTCTGTCAGAGGTATCTTCATCTGTAATCTCGTACTTAGTTCCTGTAGGTAAGTCTTTGTTGGCTATGTGAATTAACTTGTTTTCTAAAGTAACTGTGTCGTTACCATCTGCATCTAATACAGCTAGTTGTGCTAAGAATTTAGGTGCTGGAATCATCTGGGCAAGTATTGCTTCACCATCTTCATCTATTGAGGGGTATATTATTTTCATATTAACTATCTCCAAAAACTATTCCTGTAACATTGTTTGAATCAACTTTACTATTATTTTCATAATTCTCTATCCCTAGATATGCTACATTAAAGGTTAATCCCTGTGCATTTCCAGCATTAGACGCAATAGCATCTTTACCAGTTACAGCAGAATAATTTGCATTAGAGGCATTCACAGTAAAGTTCATTCTGAATGAACCAGTAGCATTATCAGTAATACTACTAACATTATGACCATCAGTAACTGCTGGTGTACCCGAACCATTCATCCTACACCACATAAACGCAGTAAATTGCGACAAGCCTCTGCCATCTGGAGTTATAACCATTTTTATATCTGTACCATCCCAGTTAGTAATAGTATTTCCCGCAGTACCTGCTGCTGCACAAGAAAAGACAATACCTTGAGTACCAGCCCCCTGTCCGTGAAATCTCATACTATAAGCCTGTTCGCTTTCTTTATATTTCCAAGTACCATCATAATGAGCATTTCCCATTACACCTACGTGGTCTGTAACAATATGTTGCATAATAAGTGGCATTTCACCTGATACATTTGGTCCTATTTGCAATGTTGAACCACCTGCGTGAGAAGAAGCTGGACTCGTAGTGCCAATACCCACATCCTCACTTGCATTAATCGTTATAGCAGTAGCATCAGCACTACTAGATATTCCATCTACTCCAACTCCAGTTAAACTTGAGCCATCTCCATCTGCTGTTAATAGTGTGCCTGTGGCATCTGGTAGTGTTATCGTTCTGTCTGTTGCAGTATTTGGTGCTTCAAGGGTTAGTACACCTGTGCCACTTGAGTTCCCCTGTATCTTAATTTTACTCATACGTATTGTCCTTTGTCGTTACGTGGATGTTCTGCTCTTTTCTTAGCAGCCTTACTCATATTTAATCTAGTTTCCTCAGACCAAGCCTTCCCTTTGTTCCAAGCAGTATTTCCTTTATTGGCTTCTGACATCTTCTTAAGAGTGTTTTTAGAATAACAACCAATCTTTCCTTTATTCCAAGATTCTCTATCTTGTAAGCCTCCAATTCCACCTTCTGTTTGGTTTGTTAATAATGTACCCATACGTTTTAGACATTTAATAATGCCTACCTCTAATTCAAAAGCTATAGCTTCAGTAGAACATTCTAAATAACCCACTAGTATTTTGTCCCCATATTTATTTACCACATTGGTATGATGATTGTTTCTACCATATATTTTATTAGAACGCTTGATAGTGCCTTTACCCACATAAAAGGGTGTTCCATCGGGTTTACAGTGTATGTATGCTCCAACAACTTTAGCCATCTATATCTCCTATGCGATTACCCAAGTGCTACCAGTTGGTACTGTCACTGAGATTCCTGTGTTAATTGTTATTGGTCCGGCAGTTAATGCGTTGTTGCCACTTGTAATACTGTAGTTGGCTGCTATAGTGTGGGCGTGTTCATACAGTCCTTTAGTCGTAGTATTAGCATCTGTATCTAAGGTTGCCCAACTTGCACTTGAAGCATCAGTTGTTAAATATTTACCAGCGTGTCCAGTCTGTGAAGGTAGTGCATCTACTGTAGACCAAGAATTGTCACCTCTAAGGTAAGTAGAACTTGATGCTGTACCTGTCGCACTAAGCATAGGAATATCTACTGCATCAACTGCAATAGTCAGGGCTGTACTACCAGTCACATCCCCAGTATGTGTAACATTTGATACCTTCGCTGTATTAGCTACAACAGCAGTTTCCAAGTTAGCTACATTCGGAATTGCAACTGTACCTGTAAAAGTAGGACTAGCTAAAGGTGCTTTTGTATCCATCTGCGTTTGAATAGCAGAGGTTACACCATCTACATAATTAAGCTCTGTAGGTGTGGCGTTTACAGCAGCATCTACATTTGGGAATGTGAGTTTAAGTACATTCTTAATCCCTCGTATATGGTCATCACCCTCAGAGACATTATCCCCTGCTGCTGGGTTTGTCGCTACTAGGTCATCAAGATACTTAGTACCTGTTAAATCCTCTAAAGCCATTGTTTACTCCTTTATGCTGAAGCCGCAGTTACTGTTACTGTTACCTGTAGTGTGTCACCAGAGATTACTGCACGAGAAGAACTAAAGTCAACTACACCATATAGTGTACCAGATGTTCCTGTTGATGCGGTGTTTAAGAAAGCACCAGCTACCGTTGCTGTTGCGTTAATTGTAAAGTCTACGCTTGATGCGTTAGTCATACTACCACTTGATGCTGCACCTTCTGTCCATTCTTTTCTGTTTCCAGAATAGCCAGTAAGTTCTGCCCAGCTTGAGTGTGATGCCATAGTGTCCGCAGCTATTGGAGTACCAGCACCTTTCAGTCCTATGTACCAAGTTGTAACCTGCGTACTTGCGTGAAATTGTGTATCAAGAATATGGTTCAGACCTGCTGTAACTATTATATTCTTTTTGTTCTCTTCCCATTTGATGTTACCATCTTTGTCGAGACAAGTAACTTTCCAAAAGTTAGCCAGCCCTACGTTTACATTATCTAATGTCATTGTGTTCTCCTTAGAGTTGTTGTTATTATTCGTCTGGGTCACTTATCTTTGTCCAAAGTGTATCCTCGTCTTCCGCTACATCGTTCCATAAGAAGGTGTTGTCACTTGAAGCTGAACCAGTCAGACTCATCGTTGCACTCTCTTCAAAATTCACGTTGTTCTTTATGTTACTTGTTCCAGCAAGTGTACTAGAAACTGGCATCTCCAATAGACCAGTGTCTGTAATATCACCTTCACCATCTAAAGTAATTGCTGCTGGCATAACGTGTGCTGTTGTACCAGACATTCCAAAGTTACTACCTATTGTTACTCCTCTAGGGAATACAGTATCTTCCAGTAAAGATTGAGTAAGGTTAGTCTGTGTCATACTGGCTGTTACTTGGTAGGTATCATTAGACCATAGATTTGAATTTCCTGACCAAACAGTGCCCTCTGCTGACCAAGTGCTTTGAGCCACTAGCCTTCCACTCCAGAGTAAATATTACGAACTCTCATAGCCGAGCCAGAGTGTCTGTCATTTGCATCTGCTTTTTGTAATCTGTCTATACCATCTCTATAGGCTTGTAGCCATACAGCAATCCTCTCATCATTCTTAATGAAAGGTTCTGCCTCCATAAGAGAACCGTATAATAGTATGTCTGGTGCATTAATAGTTAGCCAGTTACTTGTAACAGTTCCTGAAGTACCATCACCTAATGCTGTGAACTTCTCATAGAAAGCCATCTCTAGTGTGTATGCTGAATCTGGTATAGGTGCTAGTTGTATCTCGTCACCTATTAATGAATAAGCTCTAGGCTTACCTGTTGTGCTACTACCATATAATCTATCCAGCATCTCTGGTGTTATATATTCAAGTGGTGCAGTAGGGTTTGTATTTAGTTGTATGTTACGCATCTGAATGTAACCACCGGGCAAATTAAAATACTGTTGACCAGATGTGGTTTCCATCGTACTTCTTACTTCCATAGGGCGAATGCGTAGTTCCCTATTAATTCGTGCTTCTGCCAGTGTAATGAAGTCTGGTATTCTAGCTGTTAAATCTGACCTATCTAACCAGTCAGCTATTGCATCTTTTAATTCTGTGAATGTGCCTAGTGCCATTATACTTTTCCTTTAGTAGTTCTCCAAGGAGCGTTGTCTGGGTGGTTTAACCACTCTCTCATCCTTTCTTGGTTTCCCCAAACCTTATCTCTCATCATCTTCTCTACTACAATCATAGGTATACTAGCTACCTTGTGTGAAAAAGCTGAGTCACCTTTATACTTAGTATGGGCTGTATGAAACTTATCTTTGTTATTTAAGTCATATACCTTCTTGATTGCTTTATCATCTTGTCCACTGACTAGAGTAAGGCTTCCATCTAAGTTTGTTATTAAATCTGATTTTACTGCCATAATATTAAACCACCCCAGTTGCCTAGGGTGGGTTAGTTGGTTAGTTGTTAACCAGTAGTGTAACGAATCTTACCGTTAGCAGCTTCATTGCCACAGCGTAGACCGTACTCAACTAGAAGCATCTTCTTCTCACCGTCACCAGCTCTTGCAATATCCACAGTCTGGAAATCACGTAAGTAGTCAACTGACCACATATCGTGGTCTAAGAAGTAGATAACATCTTGGTCACAAAAACGGTCTAGCATAATGTTGAATGTACCAAAGTCTGATACATATACATCAACCGCATTTTGGATTGTTGTGTTGCCATCTGCTACTGAGCGAATTGCATCAGCACGACCTGACATAGCTGTTACTAACTTCTTGTTAGTAGCACCAAGTAGGATAGTTGATGGTTCGCCACCAGCATTCCAAGTAGACTCAGCTACTGCAAGAATATCAGCCTCAACAACCGCAGCATGAGTACCAGAAGTACCAGCATCAGTTACGTTTGTTGCGATGAAGTTTGCAGCACCACGAGTCTCACGAGCAGTTGTTGCATTACCTGCAGCAGCTGCGTTGTCAGCTAGTAGTGAGCCTTCCATGTCACGTTTTAGTTCTTTAGAAGCCTTCGCTAGCTGGTGAGCTAGTTCAGATTTCTTACCAGCGTTGTTTACTGCTTCGTGTGAACCAGAAACCTCAACAACTTTCTTAGAAATTTGTGTTTGGTTGGTTACACGAGTAGTTACGGTAGTTGCTGCAGTTCCTGCATCAGCTCCCTCAACGTGGTAGTTATTAATTACAGCTGCAGCGAGTGCATCTGTTTGCCACTCAAATAGAGTGTTAGATACTGAACCCTTGCCAGCAATGCTGGACATGAATGGAGTATCTGTTGGTGAAATATCGTATATTACATCAGACAAATCCTCTCGGATTGCTACTGCATCATACGTTTTAAAGGCTGTTGCCATTATTGTTCTCCGTTAAAGCATATCAAAAAATAAGGAGGCGGCATCATCTTGCTTACCAGACTTCCTTAACCGTGCACGCTTTTTCTTAGTAGCTTCAGTGGCTGCATCTTCATTTGAGTTTCCTCTTCCGGATTTTTGTACTTTAGGAACTTTCTTGACTGCTTTCTTCTTTGGAGCAACCTTCTTTGTTAGCTTATCAAACTCCATAGCTTTCTTAATTACTAAGACACTACGGTGGTCTGCTAACTGGTTAATCTCTTCTGGTCGAAATCCTACTGAAGTCGCATACTCTTGTATGTCCTTCTTAATAGTAGAGTCTTTATCGTTCCATTCAGGTAAAGCATCAACTAGTCTATTGTATTCTTGTTGAACAAAATGTGCTCTAGCTTTCTGTACTTCTTGAGCTTGCTCTTGTTGTATAAGCTGTTGCTGTTGAACTACATTAGCTGCTTTTTCCTGTGCATCTCTGTACTCATCCTTCTTGAGCATATAAGCATATGGGTCTTCTTCTTTTAAAGTTGTCCAATCAGTATTCTCAAAATCATTTAGCTTAGCCGATTGTTGCTCTTGCAACATCTGTAAACCATTTGCGTACATTTGCCTCTCTTGCTCTAGTTGCATACGCTCGGACTGGATTCCCTCCGTCTCCTTGCGTTGCTCAGCTAGTGCCTGAGACTTACGAGTATAGTCAGCCTGCCTTTGATAACCGTTCTTGAGTTCATCTATACCAACTTCTAATTCCTCTCCGTCTACTTTAATAGTATACTTTAAGTCTTCTTCTGCTACTACTTCATACTCTTCTTCTTCGGCTACCTCTTCTTCGGTTTCTTCTTCAGCTTGTCCTTCCTCTTCCGATTCTGGGGCTTCTTCTTCTACCTCTTCAGCTTCCTGTGTTTCCTCTACCTCTGTCTCGTCAACAGGGGTTTCGGTTACCTCGCTTGCGGTTTGCTCTTCTGAGTCCCACATACTAAGGATTTTATTACTAGCATCAGCAGTTGAACCTGCTACTGCTCTGTTATCATTTACAACTTCTTGGGTGTTCTCTTCAGAATCCATAAGTTACTCCTCTCGCTTAATTAAAATAATCTTGCTCCCTTTCAGCAAGTGTTCCAGTTTCAAGTACAGACTTAATGTGTTGTTCTACTAAGTCTAACGCCTTGATTGTTATATATAATCTATCTCTTTCTATCTCTTCAGAAACTTTAGTATTTAATAGATGTGTAATTAGTGCTTCTCTTACTGTTACTAGAGCCTCTTTAAATAGAGGATTGTCTAATAATTGTTGAGCTTCTCCAGCTCTACGAACTTCCTCTCCCTTCTTCTGTCCCATGTTAAGTTCCTATTTTAACAGCCCTTTCCTGTTCTCTTTCCAATACAAGCTCTTGTTGTTTAAGTGCAAGTTCTGCTTTCTTAATCTCAAGTTCTTGTGCCTTTATTTGCATCTCTACATTTGCTTCTTGCTTCTTAAGTTCTAAATCTTGCTGAGCTATTTGAGCATCAAGTTGCATTTCTTGCTGCTTAAGTGCAGACTCTTGTTGAATCTTCTGCATCTTAACTTCAAGTTCTTTAGCCTTAAGTTGGGCCTCTTGTTGTTTGGCTTGCTCTTCTGGAGAAGGACCTTGATTTTGTGGAACATCCTGGTCTCCTGGGTCTGTAATAAAGTCATCTACATTCTTCATACCCATAGCCTTTATCTGTTCAGCTACTAAGTTATATACATTCTTAGGCTTAAGTAACATGCCTGCTGCTGGATGTTGTGCAATCATTTGTATTGTTTGCGACAATCTACCTAAGTGCATAAGGTTCATGTCCTTATTACCAAATCCTAAACCAACCTGTGCAGTACAGTCCATCTTATCTTTCCACTCATGTGGATAAAGAGTAACCCAATTATTATTTAATCTAACAAGTTTATCAGGTTTCTCAAACTTCTGTACTAATTGGTATACAGAGTTTGCTAAGTCTTTCATTCCTGTTTCAGCGAATACTCTTGCTATTAATTCTATCTTCTGCTGTGCTGCGGTCATAACTTGACCTATACCTGTAGCAGTTTGATGTGACTTCAAGCCACCCTCAGAAAGACCCATTGAGTTCTTACTAACACCAGTACGTTCTTCTCTGATGCTATCCAAGTAACCGAGCATACTAAAAGAGTTCTGGTCCAGCTGCGGTGTCTGTAAAGGATTAACAGCACCTGGAGTCCTTACTCTTACAATACCACCCGGTCTTGAGGTCATTAGGTCATCTAAATTAGCTTGTCCTTCGACTACTTCATAACGCCCATTATTTGTTAGATACATGTTATCTAATAAGTTACGCATTAAGGTAGTCTTAATTAGTTGAAGGTCAGAGATTAAGTCATAAATACTCAGACCGTAGAACTTATGAGGCATTGGGATAGGTGTAAGGGAGGAGAAGGGAACACTATCCACAGCCTCATTATCTAACAGTTCGTCTCCAACCTTCGTTA